CATCTTGAATGCAAAGCCAAGACCAATTACTGCGGCAACAATAAGAAGTATCGGACTTGTCAGAACTGTTAGGGCGGTACTGACACCCCATATGGCTAAAGCGAGTAAACCCCATACGGCGATACTTACGCCAATAACAATGGCCGCAAGTTTCAGTCCTTCAATGACTGTTTGGAGTGTGTTCTTGAACTTGTCAAGTTCCTCTGGACTTAGATTATCCACCCATTCCCTGAACTTCTTTATACCGTTTCCGATTGTCGTAGCGACAACGGCAAAGGCATCTCCGAACGCCTTGAAGATGTCCGACATGACGGAAGTTTTCTTGCCCGTCTTTTCACCCTCATCGCCCAGACCCTTTATGGGCTTCAGCAAGTCTTTTATCAGTTTGTAAACTGCACTGATCTGGTCGAACAGATATTTGAGAGCTTCACGGAACGCCTCAGAAGATTTATAAGCACCGATCAGTGCGACGGTAAGCAAGACGAATCCGATGAATGCAGGGTTTGCTGCAAGCCATGAAAACATTTTGACCAGCCCTGCCACGCCCCTCGCTAGCGACCCAAAGATTCGGAAGGCGATGCCGAGTCCACCTAAAGCGAAGATGATCCCCACAATCGCTTTGAGTACACCCGGACTGTCGGTCATAAGCCCATTGAAGAACAGTGCAACGGCATCGGCGGCATCAGCCATTTTGTTTATGATTCCGTCTTTGCCACCAAGAGCAACGATGGCGATTCCCTCCAAGGATGACTGGAAGCGCTTGAGGCCACCTTTCACGCCTTCCATCTGCTTCACTGCAATCTCAGCAGCAGTACCGCTGTTAGCCATCTTCTCGCTCAACTTAGAAATTTCCTCTGCGGGAAGATTCATAGCTTCAACAAGCGCAAGCCCGGATTCACCAAAGATGTCCAGCGCTTCGGCTGAAGTCAGCCCAGTGCCTTCGAGGAGTCTTAGAACGGACTGAAAGTTGAGAACCTCGCCATCAGCATCCAGCAGCGTGCCGTCAAGTTTTCTAGTAGCACCAATCAACGGCAGAATCGCATCGTTAGATGTTGCTTGCATTGCTTTCTGAAGCTTGTCTTGCGCTTCAACGGTAGACGCTCCACGTTTTATGAATGCACCAAGAACCGCTGTTGTGTCATCCATGTTGAACTTGAAGTCCGAAACGGCATCAAAGGATGACAAGAACGCCCATCTCAGTTCGTCGTGTTGCTTCTTGTTGAACCCAAGAGCCTTTGACGTAACATCAACTTCTTGACCAGCTTCCTTATTCTTCTGCGTTAGAACTCGTAGGGCTTCGGAGCCTTGGTTGACCAAAGACAAGAAACCCGGTCCGGCACGTTGACCGAAAATCGTGATCGCATCAGCCGTACTAAACGACGTTTTCTCCAACTGCCCGATGATGTTCTCTAGTGGCAAAAGTCTGCCTGTGGCATCGTGTGTGATAAGGCCAAGTTCTTCGATGACCGCAGCACCCATCTTGGTGGGCTTTTCAAGCTTGACGATTGCGCCACGCAACGCAGTACCACCGAGACTGCCTTTCAGACCAGCATTTGCTAACTGCCCAAGTGCCGCTGTCGTTTCCTCAAACGACACTCTAGATGCAGCAGAAACAGGTGCCACATACTTCATTGCATACGACAAGTCCATCAGGCTTGTATTCGTCTTTGTCATCGTTTTGGAGAGAACGTCGTTTACCCTCCCGACTTCGCCAACCTCCATTCCGAATGACCTGAGCGTGTCAGCAGCAATCCCTGTAGCCTCGGCAAGCCCGAACCCACCAGCAGAAGCAAGACGCAACGTGCCGGGAATAGCTTTCATAATCTCATTAGTGCTGAAACCCGCCAAAGCGAGTTTTGTCATTCCGTCAGCAGCCTGACCAGCCGTAAACTCAGTATCCCGACCAAGTTTCTGAGCTAGGGCATCAAGCTCATCAAACTGCTTACCAGTTGCCCCTGTGATGGCACCAACTCGCCGCATTGCAGTATCAAAATCGTATGCAGCCTTACCACCAAGAGCGCCGAACGCGACTGCCGCAATAGTAAAACCACCAAGGGCCTTACCCATAGCGGTTGATTTAGCCGCAACTCCGCCTATGGATGTGCTGACTCCAGCAAGGCCAGTAGAAAGAGTGGCAGCACCCAAAGTCCCCGGAGCCATCGCCGCAGCGGTTTTCGTACCCAACCCAGCCAACGTCGCATTGAATGCTGTTGGATCGCCAAGAATCTGAACTACTGCTGTACCAACAATCTGTGGCATCAGGTCACCCCGTGAAAACTTGTGTCAGAGTCGGAAAGAGTGTGCTGATCCGCGAAAGCGTCATGGTCACTATTCCACCACGAAGGAGCCTCTTTGCCCTGCATACTTGCAGGAAGCATCGGATCGTCAATGATCTCCCCGCCATGAGGACCAAGCCGCCCAGCGAGAGCTAAGTCAACCTTCTTACGGCCTTCTTCATCCGCATCTTGCACAAGACGCGCATAAACAAAGTTGAGCATCTCAACTAAAGAAAGTTGCGCTAATCGCCTGCCTGAGCCAATAAGCCAGCCGTCAACCTCAAGCGCGTTATAAACGCACCACGAACTGAGGACTACGACTGCTCGGTAGGGCGGGCAGCGATCACCTCAGTAGCTTCTTCGAGTATCTTATTCAGTTCCTCAAAGTCAATGATTGGGTCAGCGTCTTCCAAGAAAGCCATGAATCGCTCACGGTCGCTAGTAGCGACAGCATGATTCAAGAAATCTAGAATCGCACCCATCTGGCGTGATGGGGTCGTCTTAGCGTCGCCCGCTGCGGTCAATCTCAACATGACGATTGCGGGAATCTGCGCAGCAAGCTCAAAGGTTTCTTCACGAACCTTGATTGACTCTGATTTGTTTTGTGCTTCAGAAGCTAGTGCTTCAATCTGGTCAATGGGAGCTACTGCCGTGGTGTCTGACATGGGTACCTTTCAATCGTTACGTTATGGGGATCGTACCATATCTAACAACAGTGCATGTAGCCGATTATCGGGCGTAGGTCATAATCACATCTCTAAGCGCTTCCCATAGGAAAGGGTTGGCTTTGGTCCCCGGATGGAAAACCCTTTTGGCGTAAACCATCTCTCCTGCCTGATTGGGGAATTGAAGATACTGCGCCGTTTTAGGAGTGATTTCGTGTGGTTGCGTACCTTCATGGACGGACATGACATACGGTGCCGAATCGCCACCAGCTTTGACTTCCCCACGAAGAGGCGGTGTTATAACTGATCCACTAATAGAAGTTGATAGATCGCCTGTATCTTCAGGACAGTAAGACTCCGCAAGGCTTTCAACTTCTTCGGTAAGCAAAGCGAAGAATATCCCGATGTCTCCTGTTGGTGATTGCAGAAGTTGAGCTATCCCCGCTGGGTTGGGTATGAATTTTCCGGCCATTAGCAGCGACAGCTATCTAGTTCCATCATCCACGTTGCGGTGAATCCGGCGCATCCGCCTCGTGGAGGATCAGGTTTCAAGTTGTTTATCATTCCCATTAGACAATCTGTTTCGTTTGCTTGGTAAAAGTTGTTAGCGAACGCTGAAACCAATCTGCACCAGACCACGTTTGAGTCGATCAGAAGAGCCTCAGCAGCCGCTTGAATATCTGCCGGTGGCGGGAATGGGGACTTAGCGTTATCTCTCACCACAGGCCAACAGGGGCGCACTAGACGGGCTTTCACGCGCATCATGCGTGACACCCCGCACTGGAACGGGTCGGTGCTATTGACCACAGGGAACTTCACTGTCGGCAAAAGCTCATCCATCCACACCGCCAGAAAGTCACAGCAATCATCAGGCGGAGCGGTCCACGAAATGAAACACGACTTAGGCGCACCCGCAGTAGTGCATTCCTCTAACGCAACACACAGATCGTCAACAACAAGTTGCAACACCTCGTTGATATACGCCGGGTCAAGCAGATCACAAGCCACAGTCAAGTCCAAGTTGTATTCGGTTTGCGGTGGTCAGCCCGGTACACAGCCGCCCGCCTTTGCAACCGTGCAGGATTCACAGACTTCACCCACAAGTCAACCTCATAAATGCCGACCTGCCCTTTATCAAGAAAGAGAAGCGGATCAGCAAAGTCCATCTGCACACCCTCACGAGTAATATGTTTCAACCGTTGGGGGAGAACACAATCGTCGCCACCGCACTGGTTCAACGCTATCTGGCAAGCAAACATAGCCGCAGCCATTTGTCCGCCCGGAGGAGGCATCGACCCCTGCGTGTAACTAATCGACCAAGTGCCTTCAGCCGCGATACACCCCGGTTCAATAACAGTCACAGCCACCGACGGATCAGGACCAGCAAGCGAAACATCTGCCACGGTCACAACCGGCAAACCTGCAACAGCATGAGCAAACACAATCAGGTAAGGGGCCACTGTTCCCGGCCCGCCCGAAACAATCTCTACGGTCCCTGCGCCGAACGCAACGTCGATTGCGGCAGCAAGATCAACAGCAGTCAACGTCGAATCAAACACAGCCGTTACGGTGCCGATAGTCATAGACCAATCCCCGCCCGTAGCCGTGATCTCAACTTCAATAATCTCATCGGTTGTTTCGCACTGCTCCGCACCCAAATGGTTTGAGCAAGGCCAATGACCCCCATCAACACGACACACACGCTTGTACGCTTCAACCTTGTAAGCGGACGGGTCAAGCGGCACACCGTCAATAAGAATCTGTGTTACCTCGTCAACCGTCCCCGGCAGATCAACACAATCCAAATGGCAAACACCGCGACACCCTGCCCACTTGTTGGCCCACCCCCCGGCCACCATGTACGGCAACGACGGGTAACCAGCGTAAGCCCAACCCCAGCCTGAACTGGCGAACCATGACCATGTGTCTGCTTTGCAACCGCAGTTGTCACCGGCACACGGGTACACCGTCCGGTTGCACTCACCGGGCCACCGCCGACCTGACAGCCGAAAGAGAATCTCGGAAGCAAACTGAATTGCTGAAGTCAAATCAAAATCAGGGTCCAAGCCGGTACAGCAAGCGCGGACCTGCTCGTCGGTTGTCCATTGCGTGCAAGGAGGAGGAGGAGGCGCGGCCACGCTTCCAGTGTACCTGCCGTCGGGTTATTCTTCGGATTGGTGGACTTCCATTTGTTGTAACCAGAATTGCAATGGTTCCATGTCAGCGTGTTTCGCGAAGTCTCGGATTGTTTGACCGAGGAAACCCATCGTTGCAACCGTGACGTTCTTCGCTTCATCTTCTGTCAGCATGTCAACCATCAGAACGAATCCGTCCCAATCCTTTTTGAGTACAGCGGACATCAGCGCTGACATGTCTTTGCGTGCGTCGATGATTTCGTTTGCCATGTGTTGAGTATTGCATGGCGGGTAGACGGGTTCGTGTTGGTTACTTGGTAGGGGAACGAAGGTGGTCAACGCATGAGGCTACGAGAGTCTGCCCACCGTTGGACCACTTGCATCCGCATGGCATCCAAACCTGAACGATCTCGTTTGAGTTACCGTCCCATCCAACGATTTTGGTTTTGCCTTTGTTGATATTCATGTTCACTCCTCCTCGTCGTCGAATCCGTTGACGATCTCTTGCAGTTGGTTGACTATCGGGATCAGAACGTCCATCCGGTCAGACAGCACGCCGGTTTCCTCAAACCGTGCGGCGCGTGTTGGGTCTTCCAGTCCTGCCATCCGCATTCCAACCTTTGTGAGGTTGTGGTGGCGGTAGTTGCAGTCACGCAACTCTGCGAGTGCTTCTGCAAGTTCGATGCGGATGAGTTCTTGGCGCAGGGTTTCTACTGTGAGTCCTGCTTCGATGTCTGCTTGGGTTAGTTCGACGTTTTCCATGTACTGAACCTATCACAGGTGTATGACACTCTGCAACACCAAATAGATATTTGTTTAGATTCTTTTCCGACCCCAACCAGACGGCAACTCCCCACGCCCCCGCTGAGCAGCAGTCTCAACCACATGACACCGATGACACAACACCTCAAGATTCCCCAAGTGATGAAAGCAAGACTCAGTGCGCGCACGCCCCGCCAACGGCACAACATGATTCACCTCCAACCCCGAACCAGAACCACACCGCACACAACGCCCATCACGACCCAGCGCAGCGGCACGCGCAAACTTCCACACATGATTCCGTCTGAACTTCGACATGCACAAACCGCTACACCAACGAGTCTGCCGTGCAGTCAACCAGCCGCCACACCAATCACAACCAGACTGAGACACCGCTCTTGGAGCGATCTTGCATAAACCAAGATCAACTCCCATCAGAACAAAGACGGCTGTTCAGGTTCAGACTCAAGCTTCAGACAATGCGGCGAAGCCCACAAGCGTTCACGATGCTGTTGCCCCGTACCACTCGCCCCGTACCCGCCCATCTCCCCCGTGTGCCACTCATGGACAGACCAACCAAGATCGGCAAGCTCGTCATCATGCTCAGACTCATAACAAGCAAACACAATCCGGCGCTCAGGGTCAGCACCATGTTCCGCACACCACTGCTTCACATCATGCGCAACCGACAGGTCATCAGTCGCGTAAACCCGATCAAGCCGGTCAGCCGTGTCAGCGTAAGGTGGATCAAGAAACACCCCAACCGGACCAGCGCCAGTACGAACAGCGAGCGTTTTAGAAGCCCCATCAGTCACAAGGCGCGCCCAGTCGCCATTGAGGATACGAACATGCCTCAGCCGCGCAGACAGCCAATCAAACCATCGAAGCAACTCCGGCATCGTCTGAGAATGAAACCCGCCATCAGCAGACATCACATCCGGTTCCCACGTTGAAGGAGAAAGCAAACCGCGATCATTCGGCATATTAGGAATCCCGCCACCGACACCCGACTCGGCCCGACCCTCAACCTTCCGGTCAATCTTCCGCAACCGCCCTGTCTCATCA